ATCTCGTCCGCCGGATTATTGAAGAGCGTTGGGATGCCAAGGGCGGCAGCGGCGACTTAATGATCACCATGCAACGGGCCAACTAAGCAGCAATCAGACCAGATAGACAACGCCGTATCTAACGAGAGAGTTGGACCACTTTGTCGGGGGTGTCATATGCCTTGGGTGGGGTGGTCCTTAAGGAACTAGCCACTCGAGATGTTACTAGATAAGCGACTCAACTTTGTGCGCCCACGCCCTCAGTGCTTCGGCTTTTACCGTGTCGTATGAATGCACTTCGTAAATCTGTGTGACACCAGCTAGGTGTGTCCGAGAATTTTTCACACGACAATGCGGGGATCGCCGAACCGAGCAATATGCGTATCGGCAGTGCGTCGCAGGTCGTGCAAACGCCAGTCTAAAAAGACCAGATCGCCCTTTCCTGTGGCGGGTGTCTCATCGATCATGTCGAGCACAATCCTCGGCAAGGGCAGGCTGTGTCGGCGCCCACCCTTCATCGCCTCGCGCGGGATGTTCCAGCCCCCGTTTTCTATCGGCAAGCGGCGCATCTGAGCCACGGTTTCTCGGCGCTGACCCGTCAGAAGCAGGGTGCGAACAAAGGACTGGTTGATCGGAGACACGCTGGTACTGGATGCCCACAGCCTTGCAACTTCCTCCATGCTGAGAAAGCGGTCTCGCTGGACCTCCTTTGCCGGGCTGCGCCCATACCGTTCTGGGACTGCAGAAGCTGTGCATAAGACGAGAAGGCAATTCAATAAGCGGGAATGGGCAAACAGATAAATGTACTCAAAAAGCCCCCTATGATTTGAATTGTATGCCTCTCGAACACCCTCGTATGTAATTCTGAAGCCGGAAAGAGAGTGTTAGAGCGCCTTAGCCAGTTTCAGCTTTTCGGAGAAGCGACACCCAAGACACTGCGACGATTTAAGGCCTGATATCCGACCGGGGAACCACCCGACTGATAGTGTTGGTATGGAAACTACTTCTGCCGCCGATACAGTAATCGACGATCGTCCGACCTGGGCTGACTGGCGCAGGGAGGCACACCCGCATGAAAAGTGTTTGCAGCAGATTCCTTTTCTAGGCCTTGCGCGTGAGAGCCAGCGCCCACCGCCCGGGCTCTGGCGAAACTGGTTGTTTCTTGGTGGCCGCGGATCCGGCAAGACGCGGGCTGGGGCTGAGTGGATCTGTTTCGCTGCGCGCTTTGGCGGAATTGGCCGTCTCGCACTGGTTGGCAGTTCACTTGCGGAAGTGCGCGAGGTGATGGTCGAGGGACCTTCGGGGATAAGGTCTATTGCTCCGCCGCCCGGAGAGGACGTGCCTGTCTATGAAGTGACGCGCCGCCGCCTGCTGTTCCCGAACGGCGCGGAAGTCATGGCGTTTTCTGCGGGCGAGCCTGAGAGCCTGAGAGGGCCACAATTCGGCGCGGTGTGGTGCGATGAGCTTGCGGCTTGGCCCGCGGAAGGCGCGGCCTGGGACATGATGCAACTGGGGCTGAGGCTCGGTGCCCAGCCACGCGCCGTTGCGACCACGACGCCGAAGCCCTCAAAGCTGATCAAGCGGCTTGTGCGGGAGAGTGTTACGGCGGTCACGCGATCAACGACGGCGGAAAACGCCGCTAACCTCGCGCCAGGTTTTATGGACGTCATGCGCAGCCAGTATGGTCACGGGACGCTTGCGCAGCAGGAACTCGATGGGTTGATCGTTGAACAGACCGAGGGCGCGCTCTGGTCGTTCGAGAACCTGGAGGAGTGCCGGCGAGATGCCGCGCCCGGCCTGTTCGAGAATATCATCGTGGCGATCGACCCGCCTGCGGGCGTTGGACCTGAGGCAGATGCCTGCGGGATCATAGCGGCAGGGCGCGCGAGCAGTCCTGGTTTCCCGCGACACTGTTTTGTCCTTGCAGATGCCAGTGCCAGGGGCTTGAGGCCCCTCGATTGGGCCGCGAGAGCCGCGGCGCTCGCGCAGGAAGTGGGGGCTACGGCGATCGTTGCCGAGGCCAATCAGGGCGGCGAGATGGTGAGGGAAGTTCTAGGCATGGCTGGCGCGAGTGTGCCGGTTCATCTCGTCCATGCCCGCTTGGACAAGCGCGGCCGTGCCTTGCCGATCAGTGCTCTGTACTCGCAGAAACAGATCTCGCACGTAGGCAGATTCGAAGATCTCGAACGCGAGATGCTGACGTTTGGAACGACCGCGCAATCTGGATCGCCTGACCGTCTTGATGCGCTGGTCTGGGCCGTTCGGGCCTTGATGCTCGAAAGGGAGCTTTCGGTGCGGCCGCAAATGCGGCGGCTCTAACGGCCCGTCCTGAAGGCTTTTCGTCCAATATAGGGGTTTGACTTTGGTGTTTCCGCGGTTGGGGCTGGTTCGGATTCTTCGGGCTCAGGCACCTGCCAACTGTCGGCCAGCACAGTGCGAATGTGCTCGAGTGCAAGCTTGCCCGTGCGGATTTGTTCGATGGTCACCGTCCTGTCCACGCGTCGAGCGAGCTGTTTCAGATGCATCGGCTTGAGTGCATCGAGCGTTTTCTCGAACACGTCCGGGCTGAGCGTTTCGCGGATCTTGAGTATGTCGTCGCGGGTCTGTTTCCCGGCGATCAGCTGTTTCTTGGCCAGATTGATCGCGGTCGATGACCATTGCTCGGGCTTGATGCTGCGGAAGACTTCGGGCGCGTTCACCATCGTTTCCAGTGCCCGGCGCCCGTCGATCATGAGGCTCATTTCAAAAGCTCCGCTATTTCCTTGTGCAAGGAGTCCAACACACCGAGCGCTTCGCCCGGCCATTTTTGGGCCAATGTGGGTGCATGTCCAAGCTCGATCGGGTTGACCGCAAAATCTGGTGTAGCGGGAATGATGGTGCTCAACATGGAGTATTCTGTCTCGCCGCCCTCGGCCCCCTCACACATCGCGTTTAGGACGATTCTCTGGTGATCAGACGCAGTGAAGCGAGTCGCGAGGACATAGGGCAGGCCTTCGCCGGAGTCCCTGTTGAGCTGCGGAACGACATCACCGATAAACAGGTCAAGACCTAAGGTCGACATGAAGTCGGGAATGGTGGGCACGATCAGAACATCGGAAATTGCAAGAACGGTCTCAGTCATGGCTGAAATGCCCGGCGGACAGTCACACAGGATGATGTCGAATTGGGATTTCAGGTGTTCCAGATCGCTCGTCAGGCGCTGGCCGACACGGCCCTCAATCGCGTGCATGGAATAGCCCTGCGAAGTGAGTTCGTAGATCAACGCGCGTTCTGTGCGCCTGAGGCCTGGAGACGATGCGACGAGGGAAATGTCGAGGGTACGTCCAGTGTGCGTCACGTCACTGGCGCGATGGGTGATGAACTCGGCAAGCTTCATCAGCTGTTCGCCGAAGAAATTTTCGTCGAGGTAGTCCGTCACCGTCTTGTGGCCTGAAATGGCATCGTAGAGGCGCTCATCGCCGCCGCGGCCGAAAATGATCATCGACGCGTTGGCCTGCATATCCAGGTCCACGACGAGCGTGCGCCGGCCCTCGGCAGCGAAGGCTTCGGCGAGACTGACACATGTTGTGGTCTTTCCCACGCCACCTTTTGAATTGGCGATTGAAATGATCTTTCCGGACATTCTGGTCCTCTTGGTCAGGCTTGTAATTGCCGCTGCGTATCGGTGTTTCCCGAGCCTGACCAGCATGATTGCAGCGTTGATTTGCGGAATATTCTGAGGTTTTCCATGAAGATTTCTGGCTAAGACATTGGTGCAAAAGCGCTTCGCTGGTGACCAATCCGACGGGGGACGATGGCGGGTTAGAACCGGGCATTGTCGAAATTCACCCAAAACCCGGAGCGATGCCCATGGCCTGGCCCTTTTTCCGCGGCGCGGACACCAAGTCTGCCGCCGTGCCTCTTGTTGCGCTCTCCCAGCTTGGCCAGCCCCGGTGGGGAAGCCGAAGCTCAGGCGCGCTGATGCGGGATGGCTACCTCTCCAATCCCATCGCCTATCGCTGCACCAGGATGGTCGCCGAGGCAGCAGCCAGCGTGCCCCTCAAAATGGGTGAGGGCACCCTGGCCAGCCTATTGTCGCGGCCGTTGCCCGATATGGATGGTGCGAGCCTGTTGCAGATCCTGCATTCGCATCTGCAAATCTCGGGAAATGCGTATCTCGAGGCAGTCAGCCTTGCAGAGGACGAACCACCAGGTGCGCTGTTCGCTTTACGGCCGGACCGGATGAAGGCGATGACCGGCCACAATGGCTGGATCGAGGGGTGGTCCTATGAGGTGGGCCGAACGCGCCGAAGGATCGAGCGGACCGATGATGGCTGGCTGCCCGTCCTGCACGTCAAGCTGTTCAATCCTGGTGACGATATCTACGGGCTCGCACCGCTTTCGCCCGCACGTAAGGCTCTGGACCTGCATTCAGGCGGTGCCGATTGGCAGAAGTCTCTGCTCGACAATTCGGCCAGGCCTTCAGGCGCTCTGGTCTATGGCAAGGATGGCGCGCATCTCACCGACGAGCAGTTCTCGCGCCTGAAAGAGGAGCTGGAAAGCGCCCATACCGGAGCAGGAAATGCGGGTCGCCCACTCCTGCTCGAAGGCGGCCTGGATTGGAAGCCCATGTCCTTGTCACCCGCCGATATGGACTTCCAGAGCGCGCGAAATACAGCGGCCCGGGAGATCGCGCTGGCGTTCGGTGTGCCGCCCATGCTGCTCGGAATTCCGGGTGACAACACATACTCGAACTACCGAGAGGCCAATGCAGCCTTCTGGAAGATGACGGTTCTGCCGCTGGCGCAACGCGTCGCCCAGGCGCTTTCGAACTGGCTTGTGCCGCGCTTTCCCGGCGAGGTAGCCGTCACTTGCGATCTCGACGCTGTTCCAGCACTGGCGCCGGAACGCGCCGATCTGTTTGCGAAACTTGAAGAGGTCAGTTTCCTGACCGGCGAGGAAAAACGCAGGATCGCTGGACTGGCACCCTGTAGTGATGACGCGCCATGAGCGCGCCAGCTGCTGTGCCGGAACGCAAACTCACCATCGGCCTGATGTTCGCGGTCTGCGTTCAGCTCGCCGCCGGCTTCATCTGGGCGGGCAGTATTGCGGCCAGGATCGAAGCTTTGGAACGCTCTTCCAACACCTATCAGGCTGATCATGTCCTGCTCGCCAGGCTTGAAACCCGCGTCGAGGCGATCGGTGACCAACTCGACAGAATTGAAGCGCGCCTTGAGGTAGAGCCATGAGCGGGGCCGTCCTCATTGAGGGCTATGCCTCTCTCTTCGGCCCGCCGGATAAAGTCGGTGATTGCGTGCGCGCAGGAGCTTTCGCGCGAAGCCTTCGTGCCCATGCTGGTGTTCCAATGTTACTGCAGCATCGCAGCGGCGCAATTGCGGGACGCTGGACGCGGATCACGGAAGATGGTCGTGGCCTCTATGTGCGCGGACTGGTCGAGACGCCTGGCGCGCTTGCACTCATCCATCGCGGCTTGAATGGCCTTTCGATCGGTTTTCGGTCGAGGCTTGCCCGTCCGAGAACTGGCGGCGGCCGCGATCTCATTGAACTCGACCTCGTCGAGATTTCCCTTGTCGCTGACCCGATGCAGCCGGCTGCGCGCTTTCGCGCCCCAGCCGGTCAATCCAAGGCGGCCTGACACCTTTTCCTCGGTCAAACAGGAGTTTCCATGACCCAAGAAACCAAAATGAACCCGGCGAACGGCCAGTCCGATGCGGACCTGATGGCCGCCTTCGACGCCTATAAGAGCGCCAACGACGCTCGGCTCGCCGAAATCGAGCGGCGTGGAGAGGCTGATCCGCTCACGGATGAGCGCCTTGCGCGCATTGATCGCCGGCTGGAGGCGCTGAGCCTGAAGGCGGCGGGGCCACACAACGGCATCGCCACTGCTCAGGAAGTCGACACCGCACAAACCGAAGCGTGGCAACGCTACCTCCGCAGCGGTGACGAAAGTGGGCTTGCACGTCTTGACACCAAATCGCTCAACACTGGCACCGATGAGCAGGGCGGATATATCGCCCCGCCGGAGCTCGATCGCCTGATTGAAGCGCGCTTGCAGGCGGCTTCGCCCATGCGCTCGATCGCTACCGTGCGTCAGACCTCCTCTGGCGTATATCGCAAGCCCGTTGGTTTGGGCGCCGCTGCAAGCTGGGCGGGTGAAACCGGTGCGCGGGTCGAGACCACATCACCGAATCTCGCGCTGCTCGATTTTCCGACAGGTGAGCTCTATGCCATGCCCGCCGCCACGCAGACACTGCTGGAAGACTCCTATGCGGATGTGGACGCATGGCTTGCCGATGAGGTCGAGGTAGCCTTCTCGGCTCAGGAAAGCGCCGCTTTCATTACCGGCGACGGTGCTGGCAAGCCCAAAGGTGTTCTCGACTACACCATCGTCGATGATGCGAGCCACAGCTGGGGCCAGATCGGTTCTGTGCCGGGGGACTTCACAGTCGTTGATCCCGCTGACCAGCTGATCGACCTGATCTACGCACCGAAATCTCAATTCAGGGCCAATGGCCGATTTGTGATGAACCGGCGGACAGTGTCGATCATCCGGAAGTTCAAGGATGCGGATGGACGCTATCTCTGGCAGCCCGGAACGGGCGGCGAAGGCGCGACGATCCTTGGATATCCCGCGACGGAAATCGAGGACATGCCGGATATCGGTGCGGGCGCGTCTGCGATCGCGTTCGGTGATTTCCGGCGCGGCTATCTGATCGTCGATCGCCAGGGCTCACGCGTTCTGCGCGACCCATTCTCCGCCAAGCCGTACGTTCTGTTCTACACGTCCAAGCGCGTGGGCGGCGGCATCCAGAACTTCGATGCGATCAAGGTGATGACCTTCTGATCTTCCGCGATTCTCTAACCTGCAACCGCGCTTGTGCGGTTGCGGGCTCTTTCCTCTGATTTGGAGACTGCCGACATGTTTGAAGCTGTAATCATTGCAATGATCCGCCAGGCCGCCAGCCTGACAAAGCCCCAACAGGACGAATTTACGACCAAGGCCGCTGAAACCATCGCGACCCTGATCAAGGGAACCGAGACGGGCATCGATGACGCGCTCATGCGCGATGTCGGACTGCCACTTGGCGGCGACGTGATCAGCAAACTGAAAGCGCTCGTCTAGCCGCGCGGCTCTCGCAACAAACCCACCCCTCAACTGGAATAAGACCCATGACCCTGACGGTGATCACACCGCCAGACGCCCTTCCTGTGCCCGATGCTGACGTGAAAGCGTTTCTTCGCATCGGGCATGACGGAGAAGATGATCTGGTGACAGAACTCAATGCGGCTGCCACCCGGCAGGTTGAGTCAACGCTCGGACAAGTTCTTGTGACTCAAGTGCTTGAGCGTGAATTCAAAGGATGGCCTGCTGCCGTCTCGGGACATGGCGCGCTCCTCCTGCCAGGACCTGCGTCCGCCTTGCTGAGCGTGACGATCCTTAGCGACAGCGCCGGATCGCAAGACGTCTCCGGCAGGTTCCGACTGTTCAATGGGGGCCTTGTTCTCAGGCCGTGGAGCATCGCTCCACCAGTGCCTGTTGATGGATGCGTTCGCGTCCGGTTCGAGGCCGGGTATGGCTCGCCGGAAGACGTGCCAGAAGACCTCGCCCTGGCGATCAAGTTGATGGCTGCAGAAGCCTATTCCAGTCGGACGGCAGGTCACGGATCCGGCAACATTCCCCGGCAGGCCGAAGAGATCCTGGCAGGTCACCGGAGGGTGCGCCTGTGAGTGCTTTTGTCTATCTGCCGGCGAGCGCTGACTCTGTGTTGGTGTCAGCTGTCATGGAGGCATTCCGGGCCGACCCGGGGGCGCGCGATGCGTTCGGAACGCCGCCGCGCATTTTCTTTGGCGAAACCCGTCGCGCCATTTTTCCCTTCGCTGCGCTGGAGCGCCATGAGACGGAGGATGCATCCTTTGTGGGCGCCCAAGGCAGGCTGCATAGGATCACGCTGACGACCTCATCGCGCCATGGTGGCCATGAAGAGGCCCAGCTGCTGGTCAGCGCTCTGTCCTCAGCGGCTGAAAAGATGCGGCTTCAGTTGGACGGTCAGGATACTGTTTTCATCCATGTGGTGTACTCAGATGTCGTTCGCCCTCCTGAGCGAGACCAGTATCGCGGTCTTTTACGGCTCAAGATACTGACCCGCGCCATCGCGCCGTCCCAAGGAGGTGCGTGATGAGCTTGCAAGAGTTTCATGAGGTTCGATTCCCATTGGCTGTGGCTTTCGGAGCCGTGGGCGGGCCCGAACGGCGTACAGAAATCGTGACGCTGGCAAGCGGCGCTGAACACCGCAATTCGGTCTGGGCAGGATCCCGTCGCCGCTTTGATGTGGGCGGCGCGATTCAGACGCTCGACGAGTTGCATGATGTGCTCGCCTTCTTTGAGGCGCGCCGCGGTCCGCTCCACGGCTTCCGGTTTCGCGATTTCACCGATGATCGGTCCTGCTCGCCTGACCAATCGGTGAGCGCGCTCGACCAGGTACTGGGCGTTGGAGACGGTGTTCGGACATCGTTCCAACTCATCAAGCGCTACGGAGATGTTGTTCGCTTTATCCTCAAGCCAGTGCCCGGAACTGTCGCTGTCGCTCTGGATGGTACGACATCGGCGACGGATTGGTCAGTTGATGCTGCAACCGGCCTTTTGGAGCTCGACACGCCGCCAGCTCCTGACGTTGAGATCACTGCAGGATTTGAATTCGATTGCCCGGTGCGGTTTGCATCCGATCGGATCGAGGCCAGCGTGGAAGGCATCTCCAGCGGTCGGATCGCTAAGGTCGAATTGATCGAGCTTTTGGGGGACGTATGATGACGAGCCTCTACGACAGCTCCAAAACGTCGCTGCAGACCACCTGTCAGTGTTGGGTGATTACGCGCCAAGATGGCGAGATTGTCAGGCTTACAGAACATGATCGCGCCCTTCATGTAGGTGAGGATACCTACTCTCCAGGTGCGCTTATCGAGCACAGCAGCTTCATCCTGACGTCAGACCTCACTCCGGGGCGGGCTGAAATGGATGGCGCGCTCGACAGCGCGGCTTTTGATGAAACCGACGTCAAAGCAGGCCTCTGGGACCATGCGCGCGTTGATGTGCACCGGGTCGATTGGACGAGTGGTGAAATTCTCTGCCACATTTGGTCTGGCTTCTTCGGCGCTATCGAAATCCGGGGGAGCTCCTTTTCTGTCGGTCTGATCTCCCTAAAGTCTCAGCTGTCGCGATTGATTGGCAGGGCTTACACGCGCCAATGCGATGCGGTTTTGGGCGACGGGCGCTGCGGCCTTGACCTGAGTGATCCCGCACACGCTGGAAAAGTGTGCGATCAAAGCCTGAGCACCTGTGCAACCCGCTTCGGCAATGCGGTCAATTTCCGAGGTTTTGCCCACATGCCGGGCAGTGACTTCCTGCTGGCCGGGCCCGATGCCGAGCCAGGCCGATGACATCGCGGGCCGATATCGTTTGTGCGGCGCGCGGATGGATTGGCACACCGTATCGCCATCAGGCCAGCGCAAAACATGTGGGCGCCGATTGCCTGGGTTTACTGCGCGGTGTCTGGCGTGAGTGCGTTGGCGTCGAACCCGCTCTTGTGCCGCCATACACCCCTGATTGGGCAGAGCGCACAGGTGATGATCTTCTGATCTCTGCCGCGCGCGTCTACCTGACCGAACAACCGATAGGGCGGGCAAGCGCCGGCGACGTCCTGATCTTTCGCATGTCCGGCGGGGTGCCTGCCAAGCACTGCGCCATTCTGTCTAGGGATGCATTTCGCGGGCGAAAGATCATTCACGCCTACTGGGGCCGCAGTGTGTGCGAAACGTCGCTAGTGCCTTGGTGGGAGCGGCGCATTGCTGCGGCCTTTTCTTTCCCTGGATTGGAGGACCTCACATGGCCCGAATAGCATTGACGCAGGCCGGTTCGGCCTTGGGACGGCAAATCTTGCCCCAGAGCTTTCAATTGCTCGGCCGGCGTTTTTCCGGAGCGAGCCTTGGACGTAGGCTTGGGGGGATAGCCGCCAACGCGCTGGAAGACGCACTTGAGGCGCCTAAGGAGGGCCCTCGGCTCGACGCGCTAAGGATCATGGAGAGCCGGGAAGGCGCTGGCATCGCGAATGTGTATGGCCGGATGCGGGTTGCTGGTCAGCTGATCTGGGCGAGTGACTTTACAGAGCAGCGGGAGACCCAAGGCGGCAAAGGAGGCCCAAGGGTCAACACGTACACCTACTCAGTCAGCTTTGCGGTCGGGATTTGCGAGGGTCCGGGCGCGCGGATCGACAGGATCTGGGCGAATGGCGAGGTGCTGGACAAGAGCAGATATGTTCACCGCGAGTATCCTGGCTCAGAGCAACAAGATCCTGATCCCGCAATTGAAGCTGACCTCGGTCCGGCTCAATCGCCAGCCTATCGCGGACTCTGCTACATCGTGTTCGAAGATTTTCCCCTCGAGGCCTTTGGTAACCGCATCCCCAATTTGTCGTTTGAGGTCGTCCGCACCCCTGCCGGAGGCGACGCGCGACAGATCAAGGACGCGGTTCGATCGGTGAACCTGATACCCGCCACAGGTGAATTCGCATACTCAACCCAGCCTGTGCGCGAGCGTACGTTTCCAGGCCGAGAGCGCCCTCTGAACGCTAACAGCCATGAAGGCCGCGCGGACGCAATCGTTTCCCTCGATCAACTCCAGTCTGAGCTGCCGGCGGTTGATTCGGTCTCTCTGACGGTTGGTTGGTTCGGCGACGATCTACGGGCCGGCGAATGCAGAATCCGTCCAGGTGTCGAGACCCGCGAGCGCGACACGGTTCCCATGGATTGGCGAGCGGGCGATGTCAGCCGGGCGGGTGCCTACCTCATTTCCCAAGATGCTGATGGCAATGCGAACTACGGCGGAACGCCAAGTGACGAGAGCGTTGTCGAAATCATGCAGGAAATGGCGGCGAGAGGGCTTTCGGTGACGCTCACGCCCTTCCTGCTGATGGACATTCCGCCAGGCAATCAAAATGGTCAGCCGGCTTTCCCTTGGCGCGGGCGCATAACCTCCACAGCCGAGGGAACACCCTTGGCGCGCTCGGACGTGGAGAGTTTTGCAGGCTCCGCTTCGCCCGAAGACTTCTTTATTGAGGATGGCGGCGTCAGATATTCCGGCAGCAGCAGCGATTGGGGCTATCGCCGTTTTATCCTCCATTTGGCATGGCTCGCGAAGGCAAGTGGCGTCTGCTCGGCATTTCTGATCGGGAGTGAGATGCGCGCGCTCACGCGGATACGCGACGGAGACGGTCAGTTTCCGCTCGTGGACGTGCTTGTGGAACTGGCGTCTGATGTTCGACAGGTTCTTGGCCCAGACTGCAAAATCTCTTATGCCGCCGACTGGAGCGAATACGGTGCTTATGCTCCCGGCAATGGCAGCAATGATGTCCTGTTTCCACTAGACCCCCTGTGGGGCTCGCAGGACATCGATTTCATAGGGATAGACTGGTATCCGCCGAGTGGCGACTGGCGCGACAGCGAGGAGCATCTGGACGTGCAAGCCGGCTTCGAGTCGCCAGGACAGAGCGATTACATCCTCCGCAATCAGACAGGCGGCGAAGGGTTCGACTGGTACTACGCAACCGGTGCCGACCGGGACAATCAGATCAGAACTCCAATTGTCGATACAGCCCATGGGGAGGATTGGATCTTTCGGGTCAAGGATTTGACGTCCTGGTGGAGCAGCCCTCATTTTGAGAGGCCAGCAGGGGTCCGTTCATCCACGCCCACGTCCTGGATTTCGGGGTCCAAGCCAATTCGCTTCAGCGAAATTGGGTTCCCGGCGATCGACAAAGGACCGAACTCACCCAACTTGTTCTTTGATCCCAAAAGTTCCGAAAGCGCTGCTCCGCCCTATTCGGATGGCGCGCGCGATGATGTGCTTCAAGCACAGGCACTGGTCAGTTCGTTGGACTATTGGCAGGCCCAGCCCTTCATTGAGGCAGCATCAGTCTGGGCATGGGATGCCAGGCCGTTCCCAGCATTTCCTTCGAACAATACCGTCTGGTCAGACGGCGAGAATTGGTCTTACGGACACTGGCTCAACGGGCGTACGGGCCTTTCGACCCTTTCCCACACACTCGCTGATTTGGCCGCGCGTGCGGGGACGGCAATGGATACGGCCTCAGTGGCCGGTGTGCTTCAGGGCTTCGCCTTGATTGGCGTTCAAAGGCTCGACGCAGCACTTGAGCCGCTTTTTCAATTGGCAGAACTTAGGCTTTTGGAGAGCGTCGATGGGCTGGCTGTCGAACGAAAGCCAACGCGTTCGCACCTCACGATACAAACAAGCGATCTCGTAACCCCGGAGACCTGCACGCGCGATACTGACGACGAAAGGACGGGACGCCTCAGGTTGCTCCATGCAGGGCTGGCGTCCGGCTTCGATATCACGGTATCGGAAGCCCGAGACCCCCAAGGGGACACGCGGCGCACGGCGGCACTGGAGCTGCCTGTAGCCCTGTCTAATCCCGAGGCAGAACGTGTTGCAGGTCGACTTCTGAAGACCGCCAATCGCGTCTAGCGTCTGCAGATCGAACTTTGCGGATACGGCCCGAACGTCTGGCCGGGTCAGCGGGTTGATTTCGCTGGCGAGCCGTTTGAGGTGGACTGGGCGCGGCGCGGGCAAACCGATACGCTCGCCCTCGTCCCAAGTGACAGTACTTTTACGCTCGCGCGTTCGGTTTCGGTCCCGATCAATGCTCCGGTGACGTCTCTTCACGCTGAGCCGGACCTCCTATTGATTGATGGACCGAGGTTGCGCGCAGAAACAGGGCCAACTGGGTATCTGGCCGTCTTTGCAGACCCATGGCCAGGAAGGGTTGAGATCCTTGCTGGCGGAGTCGAAGACGCGCTGACGACGAGGGGAGTGGCAGTGCAGCCAAGTCTGACCGGACGGCTGCTTTCAGAATTGCCGACAGGCCCGCTGTTTCGCTGGGATAAGGCCAGTGAAGTTGATATCGAGTTGGCGTTCGCGGGGATCAGTTCGAGCGCGCGGGACGCCGTCCTATCGGGCACGAACCGTCTTTTGGTTGAAACCGAAGCGGGTTGGGAGTGTCTCGGCTTTCAGAGCGCTGAACTGATTGGTCAGTCGATCTATCGCTTGAAGCACTTGCTTAGGGGGCTCGCGGGCACGGAAAAACTCGCGGGCTTTGGTGCGAGTCCCGGGGCAAGATGCGTGGTCGTTGATGATACGGTTCTCGGCGCGCAGTTGAGCATTGAAGACCTGGACCGCGAACTCTTATTCAGGACAGGCCTTGCTTCCCAAACGCACGCTTATCGCTTTCGGACGGGCGGTGTTCATCCGCTCCGCCCAGTCCATGCTCTGTACAAGGCGGAATCCGGATTTGCTCAGTGGACCGAGCGCGATCTCGCCATCCCAGATGCCTGGGACGCGCCTGATCCACTGCTCAATCTGCGATACCAGGTGGCTTGGGAAACCGCAGATGGTCAAAATCTGGAGGTGGAAGTCACTGGCACCGAAGTCGAGTTGGGGCTTGGTGCTGAGCATCTGAGGCTCAGGACGGTTTCCCCATCAGGGCATCTGAGTGACTGGGTTTATTTTGACGTCGGCTAAGACTAACTCTGCACTTCACCTCAGTGTCGATGCGAGAGAGAATCCAAGTGGCAAAAGATCCCTACGCCACGCTTGGTGTAAGCCGCAAGGCGAGCGAATCTGAGATTCGCGCTTTGCATCGACGCTTGGTCAAAGAGCTGCACCCGGACCTGCATCCGGGCGACAAAGGCAAAGCTGATCGGTTCAAGGCTGTTTCCGCTGCTTTCGAAATACTGGGCGATCCCGAAAGGCGCGCGAAGTTCGATCGCGGCGAAATCGATGGTGACGGAAATCCGGTGCACCCTTTTGCTGGCCAGGGCGGGCCGGCCCACCCTGGCAGTTCTCAAGGTGGCGCCGATCCGTTCGAAGACATTCTTTCAGGGATATTCGGTGGACGCCAGCGACGCCGAACGGGACCCGTCCGAGGCCGTGACGTTCGTTACCAGGTGGAAATCAGCTTTGAAGATGCTGTGACTGGGGCGCGCCGTCGAATGACGATGGCCGACGGGCGCACACTTGAAGTGGATATTCCGGCTGGCATCGACGAGGGGCAGACCCTCCGGCTCAGAAGCCAAGGTCATGCGTCTCCGACAGGCGGCGCGCCCGGCGATGCCTTGCTGCAGGTTCACGTGAAGCCGAGTAAGGTCTGGCAACGTGAAGGTGACACGCTTCGGATGCGTCAGCCAGTTTCGCTT